ACGGCTTATCTTAGGTACAGCCATGTCTTTATATGCATTTACAGTTTCATTAGCTATACGCTTATTTTCGTCCATATTATGCAATCTGTTCTTTAATAGATGCATTATTGTGGTATGATCCTTACGATTTATGACATTTCCTATATATTCGTAGGTACAACCAAATTTTCGTAATGCAAACGCGCAAGATTGTCTAGCATCTACTAAATGCACCTTTCTACTTTGGCTTCTTAGTTCGTTTCGTGTTATTCCGAATCTATTACATACTGAACTTACAATGTGTTCTGCTATCATTTTGTTTGCTGTCATTGTGTTAATAAAAAATGCCCCCCATTAAAACATTTCACAGCATTGGGGGGCTGATGCTCGCATTGTAAAATGTGTATAATTCAATGTAGCTAATTATCCACAAACAGTCAATAAAACTAATTTTTTTTACTAGTATTATCAACCTTTAATATTTTTATTGGCTTTACTGTCCTTACTTTTACTTTAGGATCAGCACGATTATCTACGATGACTGTCTTTATTTCCTTTCGCCTTTGTATTGCCATTTTCCATCCTCATCTGCTTCAAATTCATGGTATCGGTCACCTTTATGGTCGCAGTGTATAAACTGTTTGTCAGGATAATAACAGATGCGCTTATAATCTGACATTCTTAGTTCTTCGAGTAAAAGTTCCATGTTAGCGCACGTATAATCTACCGCCCCTAGCCCAGTAAAGGTATGCTCACTGGTTCCAGACCTGCCATGTGACAACTCCCAATCTTTAGACCTATACCCACTGTTTTCAGACACTTGTATAGATTGACCTATTTTGTGTCGTATAGGATTAATTATCGACTTATGATATTTTTCTATCTTGTCAACTACATGGATCGGAACATCACTCATAACTCTATCAACAAGAAATTCTTTAATGCTAAAATAATCGTAGTACATACTAATTTGATTAATTAAATGATAAAATCTATGTAGTTATAATAGCAATATCAATACTTAAAAAGATAAATCTATCTGCATTGATTGTTCATTTTTATTTAGATCATCTATGCCACAAAATCCATTACACTCCATTAAAGGCTCTATAGGCTTTCCTTTTTTTTGTGATATGTTTAGAACATCTGGATAGTCTGGATGAGGAACTAAAAATAACCTGTTGTTACAACCTCCACTTTGATCCTTTAACATAGTAACAGGTTCTCCTTTCAGATCTGTAAGAAGATGCTCCCATACTGCCATTTTATAAAATTTACTAGGCTCTTGTCTTTTTATTTGTTGCCAATATCCTATCCCACCTTGTACGCATCCAGTTTGAAAACAATTATTATTGTTATAACCCATTTTGTACGTTGCAGGAACTTCTATACCTTCATTCTGTATATAATCAATACAATCTTCTTTATACATAGCCATTTGTAACAATGGGAATATAGGATTAGTACTTGGATAATTTAATTTCATAGATTCAGCCCTATTAAATTCTTTCTTCCCAAACTCAAAACCAAATACTTGATAGTCATATTGATGTTCTTTTTGATATCGTTGTCTAGTTTTTCTTTTAAGTTCAGAACTGCAGACAGCACCATTTGCTACATTCAAAGATAGATATTTTAACCATACTTCACGAATATCATCGTACTCAGGATTCTTTATAGATTTTATTGGCAAATCATACCACTTCTCGCAATCCATTAAGAACCTATATGTATCAGGGTGTTCATTCATTGTGTCAATAAATACAACATCAACACAGTCTTTACCATACTGATCTATAACAATTTTGCAAGCGACTGCACTTGTCACTCCACCACTCCACCATGCTAATATTTTCATATTTTTTTTGTTTAATAAAAAGGATAGGGGCTTTCACACTCCCCATCCATACAATAACATGATGAAAAAAATTATGCTAATTTTTCATAAATGAGACGTGCTATTTCGTCACCATTAAAATCAAAAGGGTAAAGGTGCGTCTACCTCCGCAGACGGTGTGCCTTCTTTTAGATCCCTTGCTAGAGATACGACCCCATTTGTCCAAAACGATACACCGTTCCCAACCCAAAAACGGTCTTTTTTAGCAGCTCTCTCTTCCTGAGACTGAGCCACCCATGCGCTAACGTTGTTGTCGTATCTGTCGACCTCATCATTAACGCTTATGGTAATATTTATACCCTTTACTTTAGGGTCTTTGCTTTGCTTGGCTTTTAGGCCAGCTACTAATGTTTCTAGTGTTTCTAGTTTTATATAGACATCTGATAAAAGTGCCATAATATTATATGATTTAATTCAGGTTTTATTGAATGATGAAATATACGCTCATCACACGCCTTTGACAAGCTAAAACATTTGTTTAGCTATCTCAAGTCCTTTGTCTCCGTTGTGGTTAAGTTCTAATCTTTCGTGACTAATAATGCCTCTTCTGGACTTAACCAATTTAACAAACACGCTATTGTAGTTGAATCTTTGATCCTCATGCCAACCCATTACTTTTTTAGTAAGACCATCATTTATCACCAAAGATTGAACCATGGAAGGTCTAAATACTGAGGTCATACAATGGGCTACATTCTTGATAACTTGCGCCCATTGTGCATCCTTATATCTAGGCTCTAGTTGCCAACCATGTCTTACATGGTCATTTATAGTTACTTGACTAGGTACGATTACTACTACATTGACCTCTTTGGCTATCTGTTTAAGTATCTTGGTAACATAATTGAGTTCTAAGGTTCTAGAATCAAATCTACCCTTAGCATATACCTCTTGTATATAGTCTATCACTACAAAGTCTAGCCCATGCTCTTGTTTCACCAGCTTACATACCCTTTTTATATCGTCTATATCATCCTTGTCATCTACGATAAACATCTTATCACAATAATCCATAGAGTTTAGGGCTAGATGTTTAGCTGTATTTACATCATAATCTTCCATCTGAAACCACAACCCAACATGACCACTATTTAGCAACTGAGATGCCAAGAATAAAGAGAATTGTGTTTTTCCATGACCAGAGTCTGCAAGTATTACATTTATATCTCCCTTATGAAGCCCTACATCTTTGTAAAGCTTGTGGTCTATCACACCCACACTAGTTGATAGCTTCTCCTTGATAGGATTATTGGATTCTCGCTCAAAAATCTCAATGGGGGTCAATGCTCCTGGATCACCAGTATCATCAGTGTCTTCAGACAATTTGGATATATGTAACAACAAGTCATCAGTAGTTATATCCTCTTTTTGCGAGTAATTATATGTTTTGGCAATAGAGTCTTTTAGTAATCTACGATCCCTCTGCTCTTTCAAGGCAAAAGCATAGGATTTTATTTTATCCTCACTAGGAATCCCATACATCTGCATCTCAAGTATTTGAGCATATGGATAATCTTTGACATTTGCACTGATTGTCTCAGCATCAAAAAACATTCCCTCACCATGTTGCCTACAGGCTTCTAGATAGATTGGGTATCTGTTTGGGAAGTGTTCTTTATCAGTTATGTCAAATATTAAGTCTCTATATTCAGCGTAATTTAGCAGAGTACCTATGAGGCACTCTTCTAGGTGTAAGTGGTTCATGTTATTTCATCATACTTCATCCCACCATATTTGGTTAATGAGTATATGCTAGGATGAGTTGTTGTTGTTATTATTCCTGACTCAACCAAACAAGCTATAGTAGAAAATACAGACCAATACTTATCCTTAGAAGGATCAAAGTCCATAACTCTTTCAATATCAACAAACCTAACTGGAGTAGGACTGTTTTTGATTAGTTTTATGATTTTTTGTTCGTTTGGAGTCATTTTTCTTCTCATTAAGTTCTTAAATCTTTTCTGTTAACGTTTCCTGACTTAGCAAACCTATGGAACACCCACCCTTTTCGGTCATACCATGTCATAGCTAAGATGTGAATATATCTAGTAGCAAACTTCTTAGCAAAACGAATATAATTTTTTCTTGCAGGTGGTGTGTTCGTTTTTACTTGTATGAAATAAACACCCTTTTCAGACAACGCTATCAAGTCAAAGCCCTCAAATCTACAATCATGTTTTTTGTCGCAATTTTTAGTCCAACATTTTGTGCAATATCCTGCAAAGAGGTCTTTGTAGAGATTATATCGACCACCCATCTCTACCTCGTCCACCAACAATCCTTGACCCTCTAAATAGCTTATAGCTTTGCGTATTGTTCTTCTACCTTTGGCCTTGCTCATAGCGTTCTATTGCCCTAAATATTTGATGAGCCACTTGAGGTACAATTGCGTTGCCATATGCCTTTATTGATTCTTTTCGCCATTTAGAAAAGGTAATAGAGTCCAGTTTTCTGGGAATCCCATCATGTTCTCCACAAATTGGGGATTTAGTTGGGAAGGTTTTCCATCGGTATTCGTAAGTTTCGCTAATACGCCTGGAAGACTCGGCATCTTGAACTTGGGATTTTCGCCTCTGTCTTGAATGTACTCGCTGGGTTGTTTGCCCTTCCAATCTCTCGCCACTGGTGTTGGTAGTAGTTGTGCTACCTCCCTCAGTTTCGCCCCAAATTCTGTTCCATTGTTGGTTGATATTCGAACCCATCTTGTTCCTTTGTTCTTTATCTGACTTGGATGAGACAATCCCCCATCTCCGTCTGAGGCTAGTGGAGTAGGCAACAATCCATACTCTATCTCTTCTATGGGGCGCATTGACGCTTGCAGCAGGAAGTACAAACGTCCAGACTTCGTAGCCTTCATCTTCCAAGTCAGTATAGATTTCATCGAGAACCACTCCTCCATTCCAATTAAGCAGGCCGCGAACATTTTCGCCCACGATCCAACGTGGTTTAATCTCTTGAATTGTTCTAAGCATTTCTGGCCACAAGTGGCGCTCATCTTCCTTGCCAAGTCTTCTGCCTGCAGCTGAGTAGGGTTGACATGGGAATCCCCCTGTGAGGATGTCGATTCGTCCCCTCCAAATAGTGAAGTCTGTCTGTTTGATGTCTCCATAAGATATTGCGCTTGGAAAGTGATACTCTAAAACTCTACGTGGGAAATCTTCCCATTCACAGTGAAACTTATTGTCCCACCCCATCCATTCTGAGGCTAAATCAAAGCCTCCAATGCCAGAAAATAATGATCCATGATTCATCACTTGGAACACTTCTCATATGAATATGAAACCCCCACCACCAAAGAAATGATGATGAGGGTTATTGCCATGGAGGTAATCAAAATGGAAGTTTTTCGTCTAATATTGCATCTTTCAAGTCCCTATTACGTGTAGGGATTGATTGCCTTGTTGGCTTTGTATGATTCAAATTTCTATGGTCTACACTATCTGCATCCTTGGAATCATCAAGCAAAAGCAATCCTGAAAGGGCATACTTTCTAGCATAACTTGAACAAGTTCCAGTGAGTTGCATCAAATCCATGCCCTTCTTTGTTTCAGGCTCTCTAGCTAATGCAGATCCTTTGATTACTTGTCCATTTTTCTCAAGTGTAACAATTGCCTTAATGTACACTCTATCTGATATGCATAGAACCTCATCCTCTATGGTGAGATTCACATCATGTTTGGCTAGTAAAGGTTTTACTGCCTCAAGAATATCATCTAAATTTCTATACTGATAGTTAGAAAATTTATTAGTTCTATTCTTTGGTACATTCAGTTCATTCTGAATTTTTGTAAGTATTTGTTGTATTGTTTTTTTTGTTTGGCTCATAATTGTGTTATTGTGTTTTGGTTTATAAGTCCTATAGGAGAGTCATTAGGTTGATCCTTCCATTTGAGTATTTGGACTAAAGCAGTTGCCATGTCATCACATGCCTTTGAGTATGTTTCCTCACTCAAGGTATATACGGCACTATTATATGGATACTCTTTTTCAATTGCAACATAGTAAAAGTCAGAGCAAGATAGACCCAACACCATACAATAAAATACGGCTTGTATGTCATATCTATAACGAAAGAAGTCAGAACGAAATGCATTTTTACTAGCATCCTTACATGACTTCCAATCTAAAATGGCTAAAGGATTTTCGTCTTGTACGAGCATCTTGTCAGGCCTTACACGAAATTTTAGTGGGTAATATTTGTTGTACTCAGGATCTTTTAGAATAGAATATTCATCCCATATTGCATCATAATCATACAGTTCATTTATTTGTGCTACGGCCTTATTATTTCTTACGCTTTCATACATAAATTCAATTCTTTCTACATCATCCAGTGAAATAATCGTTTGATCACTGTCGATGCCCTTCTCGAATTCTGTCTTGAAGGCCTTATACTCCTTAGTCATAGTAGGAGCCATAATATTTGGTCGAGCCTCTTTAATCGAAGATATGAGGTCTTTATCATCAAATGTAACGAACCTACTATGGAACTCTGTCTTAGACTCAAAGTAGGTATGCATGGCATCACCAAACACAAGGGCTTGACTTGCCTCAATCGGTTGCAATGCTTTGGCGATAGAATGCTTGGCTACATTCTTAACAAAGCTGCTAGATATATAATCCGTACCATAGGCATGGTAATCTTGGTTTGACATGTTACTGAAAATTTTCATGTATCGGAACCTCCGTGGGAAAATTTGGTATACTTATCATTGGTGCAGAAAATGCTTTGATGTAATGTTCTAGACACCAAAACAACTGCTCCAAATCATCTGAAAGCATAGTTTCTGGCATTCTTTCATAGTCCTCTGGTGATCCTTGTTTGTCATAAAATACTTCATGTATACTGTATGTAGTTTGATTTTCACCACCACTGTCATCAATCATAACTCTATAGTTCCATGTATTCTTGGGCATGTTCTTGATCCTTTTTAAATTTTTGTGAAAGTAAATACAATTTAGTAGTTTTCCACAAGATCACAAAATAAATTTTTATGCATGACTGAACAAGAAGGATTTATACCAATACCAAACAAGATTTTCGATAAACACATGAGAGAACTAAAGCCAACCGAATTTTTAGTGCTTTGTGCTATCATTAGGAAGACTTGGGGTTGGCGAAAGAAGGAAGACAAGATTAGCGTGTCACAGTTGATGGAACTCACGAGATGCACTAACAAGACAATAATATCATCATTGAATGAACTAGAAAAAAGAAAAATAATTTCCACTAAGAAGAGGTTCAAGAAGACAACTAAGATACGATTAAACCTAAAACCATCTAGTGGAATTTTTACACAAGGCAAGGGTTCATCCAGTGGAAAATTTCCATCAGAATCTAGTGGAATTTTTACACACACAACAATACATAACAATACATACAAACCACAACGAGATCCCTCTCCAATATTAGGTGGTTTGATGGATTGGAGAGAGTACGAGGATTAAAAACAACAAGACAATTTTTTTTTTGTTTTAATGTGGATAAGTCTTATATTACTTGTGTTCTAAAATAACAATAACAAAACATGATGAATTATGACAATCAATAAAGAAGAAGCGTATAAATTATTACAGAGTCAAAATAACTCAATATTTAGTGTTAGCTTCATAAAGAAGGATGGCACACAAAGAAACATGGTGGCTAGATTAGGTGTTAAAAAACACTTAAAGGGTGGTTCCATGTCCTATGACCCTAGTAAGAAAGGACACGTAATAGCATTCGACATGTCTAAGGCACAGTATCGAACAATAAACGCACATACCTTGACTAGGGTAAAAGCAAATGGTAACACATACACAGTAAGAGGTTAATAATATGTCACTACCAACAGACTACCTATTTAAAACAGAAGACTTAAATGCATTTATTGAAATGATCGAGGATGATAAGTGTCCATATAATGAAATGGTTCGATTTATCGAGATGGACATAGAGCATGATGGTCAACAAGAAAAGATGGCATTACTATTTGCCCTAACCAAGCAAGTATACCATAGGAATGCAAAAATACTAATCAATCAAATACTTTAACATGAATATAGTAGCAGAAATACAATCACACTTTATACAATTAAAACCATTCAAAGTCACCCTCTATTGTGAGGGTGATGAAGAGTGTCCAATATTTGATGCATTTTATGACCCTACCAATAAGCGTTGGAATGGTTGGGAAAACCCATACTTCGACAAGACTAATCGAGACAAGTTTATTGAATGGACACGTAAAACTAGTGGAGACGATGTAGAGTACATAAATGAACTAAAATCAATTGAACCAACACTAAATGGGTTGTACTACTTTGGTTCAAAAATTGTATGGGAGGAGGCATAAGATATGAACAAACAAATAGTAGATAAATACGTAAGAAAAATGGCAACCGAAGACATTGAGCATTTAGTCAATGTGTTGCACATCGCCCTAAATGGTGATGCAAAGCAAAGTAAATCATTAATACTAAAACTATTATTAAAGGAGCCGAAATGAAACAATTAATTGGTATATTAAACCTCAAATATAGGGGTTCAGATTATTCATCATCTGCCCACTTTAGACTCAAAGTATATGAAAAGGAATGTGGTAGTGTATCGTACACTCTTCTCAATGGAAGGAACATGAGATGTTGTATTGGTAACTTACAGTGCGATGATGAATTGCCTATGCATGTTTATAAGCACGAATATCCTTTATATTTATTAAGTGATATAATGGTGTGCCTTGACAATAGTATTGTTAAAGTTGATAGCCATGAATTATTGATTGATACGTTTAGATTTAAACATCAAACAAAAACCTCTTTTATCAATGCTCAAAGATTAATTGAATCAGACGAGGTATAAAAATCATAAATTTTTAGTTAAAGATACAAACCCTATGCATTGACTTGTGTAGGGTTTTTTTGTGCAAATGAATTTTTATGTAATCAGATTTTTATGTAATCAAATTTTTATGTACTTGTGAAATGAATTTTTACGTGTGCTGAAGTTTCGAGTTTTGCGTTTTGGGATTCCTTATCGTATTGAATTGCATAGGGTTACAATAATTTTTTTTTGTTTCTTTGTGGAATATTATTAAATTGTTGGTGTTAACTTTAATAAATTACAATAACATGGAAAAAATGGAAAAAATATATAGAGCCAGCTTTCTGGCTTTAATCACTTTTATGTGGATCTACTTTGGAATGCATATAGTAATTCATATTATATGGGGGTGAAAATGGGATATAATAGAGAAAGACAAAAGTACAATAATGCTAAGTATAAATTCAAGTATGAAGAATTGAAACATGAATTAAGACATGAAGAAAGCTATTCTAACTATCTTCAAATGCAAGAAATAAAAAGAAGAAGAACACAAAGATTAATTAACAAAAATAAAAATAGGTGATAACATGGCAAAAGAAATGCAAGAATTCAATAAACATGAATTAAAAATATTCGAACGTAATTTCATAAGCTATTATAGCTTAGTAAAAAATCACTGCCCAAGCTTATATAAGAATGGGAAAGCTTGGTACAAAAAAGAGAACAAAGAAATAAAAAGAGACGCTAATTATTTTAATATAAAAGTTAAAACATTAACAGAAATTTGTGCAAGACTATCAATTCGTAATAATTGGGATCGTAATAAGATAGACTACAAAAAAGTATGCATAGCAAAAAAATGGAGCATTCCAAGATATAAAATTAAGGTATGTACACCAAACACCAACAAAAATATGGCATTCGATATTTATGAATATCAAGCAACTATCCAACCTAATGCACTAAAAATTTATGCATTCGCCAAAAATTTACAATTGAATAAGAATTATGTTACAATTGACGTATGGATAAAAAGAGCATTTACGAACTGTTGGGATGTAGAGAAGTTTGACATGAATACTAAGCAATACGAACAGTTAAGTAATATAGTGAAAAAACTTGCTAAGCAAGAGAATTTAATACCTTATCAAGTGCAAGCAATTGCGTGGAACGGTGCAAGAAATAATATATTCAATAAAGATACTATATATAAGAAGGGAATGTATTCCGAACCAAAAAAGAAAAAAAAGAATACCAGAAACTCTAAAAGAGTACACAAAAATGAATTTAGTTTTATAAACTAAGCTTCAAAAATAGTAAACTTTACAATGGCCGTATTATTATACGGTCATTTTTTTTATGCCTATATTTTAATATTATATAATAAAAATATATAATAAAGCTGGATTTAATAATTTATTATTATACTATATAATTAAAATATATAATTAAAATAGATTTATAATTCACGCTCTATATTATATAATTAAAATAGATTTTTAATACGATAATAGGATCGTATTTTTATATTATATAGGGGTATATATATTAAAATATACTTGCACAAGCCCTAAATACCCTACCTTTCGCAGAAACACCAAATTCAAAAAAAGGTGTCAATAAGCCTCGTTTTTATCGTTTATGGATATAGTTTGTCAATTTTGTTACATTTATGTCAAATGGGGTGGCATAAGAAGAAAGAAATATCAAATAAGGAGGAGTTAGATAAAGAGATAAGGTTTATTATACAAAGTCTATATGATATACCCTCTATGTCTGACAAACTCCCTAATTATATATATAATCGTATAGAATCAGTGATTGAGTATGTCAAAAAGAAAGGCTGGTAGTAAGGAGTTTTCTCCTGAAGAAAAGGTTGAAATATTGAAAGACATTGAGGTGCTTGGCAATGTGTCAAAGGTAGCCCAAAAATGGGATGTGTCCAGGCAGACCATTTACAATTGGAAAAATGAAAGGTCTGAACTTGAGCAAAAGATTATCCTTAGAGAGAGTGTGCCACAAATTTCAGATGAACAAGTGATGAACATAAGCAAGTATAGGGAGATATTATCTGATTTAGGATCACTTGAGCAGCGCAAAGAAAAGATGTCGGCAAAGGTTGAGTTTATGTTGATGAAGATTACCACGTTGCTTGAGAATCATCCAGATCTAGATGCGATTCATCCAAAGGATTTGAGTAAGATAATGAAGGACTTGCATGACGTTCGCAAGGAACTTAGCAATGAGCCGACCATTATTATTGAGTATAAAAACAAGATGAGAGAGCAAACATTGCAGGTGCTTCAAGACTTTTTAAATATAGACCAGCTGAGGGAGTTTGCACAAAAAATGGAGGCAATAGAGGCAGATTATGAATTACTATAAAGATAAGCAACAAGAAAGAATCAAAAAGGGTAAAGAATCTGAACAATTATTTTGCAAGCTATCTGGTGCTAAACCTGGAACTAAGCATGATGATTACAATCATATTGATGCTTATCTAAACGAAATAACAGTTGATGTTAAAGGACTGAAAAGGTCTCATCTAGATGGGTACGTTCTTGTTGAGATAACGAATGTTTTGGGCAAGCTAGGTTGGTGTAGTAAAAAAGGTGCAGACAAGGTAGCGTTTCAGTTTCATGGATCATTTGTTTTGGTAGATAACAGAAAGTTACACGCCTTAGTGGTTCGAAGAATGATAAAACATAAAAGGGCTAATATGCCAGTTATGAGAGTTGATGGAGCTGCTAAGAAATATGGTTACGAGGGAATACTATATAAGCCTGTTGGCAGAAAGGGTAAAAGGGATGTTTTTTTGTATATTACGAAGGATGATTTGATGTCTATCAAAGAAACCATTTACGAATATGAGGTTTAGGTTTCCTATCTTCAAAACGAACTTTTTTACTCAATTTGTAAGATTCAAGAATAAAGCGAGAATATTTAAGCGTGTTGATACTGTTGCTCATCGCAAGAAACAACGCAAGAGGAAGCATGAGTCAAAAAGCTAATTGGTCTGATTTACTTGTCAACATTGTGGGTCACGAACCACCACCAGATTCTATTGATTTGCGCAACTCTTTTATTGAGAATTGTTTGGCGGATCAAGATGGTAGAAAGCTTACGCAGGCACACATACATCTAGCCATGCAACAAGGCATTTATGATTGGGAGCAGGAATCGTTGTCTAATAATGCTCGTCTAAATGGGTTGATTCGTGCGCCCTACAATACTGGCAAGTCACAACAAGTAGCCATTGGTCTATCAGCGTATATGACCACGAGAAAGCATGAACTTGAGACTTTGATTGTGTCTGCTGATGGTGGTATCTCTGCTAAGAGAATATTGTCTTTGAGGGCATTGTTTATGAGTGACATGTACAAGTATTGGTGCAAAGAGAATAATTTTAATGCTGTTGAGTTTGATAGAACTGATACTGGCTCTACCCAAAGAATAATAGTGAAGAGTCGCAACAGAACAGGTAATCCTACTTATGAAGCGTATGCAGTGTTGACCCAAACTACAGGACAAAGAGCTGGCGTATTGATTCTTGATGATGTATGCAATGATGAGGATCGTATATCTACGGCTCGTAGAGAAACAGTTTGGAACAAGGTTTCTAACACATGGATCAAGCGTGTTCACGACAAAGGTATTGTTTTGAGCGTGTGTACTCCTTATCATCCTAATGATGCCAATAGCAGACTTATGAAGTCCGGCATTTTTAATGTGTTACAAATATCAGTAAAGGAAGATAAAACAGGATACAAGGTAGAGGAGTGGAACAATTTAAGGTAGCCATATATGCCAGATTCACAGTAGATGTAAATCAAAAGGATGTCGATGAGATAAAAAAATGTATTGATTCTTTCGCAAAGATGATAGATGCTAAGATTGTTAAGCAGTGTTGGGAGATAGTTGAAAGTGGATACACCTCTAATAAGTTTGATGCTTTATTTGATACTTGCAACAAGAACAGATGGGGCATACTTACTTACGACCTTAAAACATTACACAAACATCGCTCAGGCGCATTATCCATTATACGAGAGGGTTCTGAAATGGGTATCCCCATCTTTTTTGTTGATGCAGGAAGTGCATTTAATTCTATACTTTGTATATGAGACAGGCAGATAAGATATGGGAAATACCTTTATGGGAGACGAATCATAGTAAACAACGATTGCTCCAAGAAGAAGCGATGGACTTTCTTTCGTATAAGTTGGGGTACGAAATGAGTGAGGAAACAGATGATCCTACGAAGAAGGCATACAAGCATTTTGATGGATATAATCACTACCCTGATGGCAATCTTACGGCTCTCGATTACGATAGCAGCAGTCCTGTTTGGTTGTGCGCTGATTTCAATAGGTCTCCTCATTGTTGGGCTTTGCTCCAAGTTAAAAAGGCTCGTAATGGGCTTAAGCAGTACATTGTTTTTGATGAAATCTTCTCAAAAGAGGCCCTAACAACTGAACAAGCCTTAAAAGCTGTTGAATTATTGAAAAAATGGGATATTTCTAGGGTTTTATTGTCTGGTGACAATACTTCTAACCAAAAAAGTGGTAATTATGGTCGTGTAGGCAAAAATGATTGGGATTATGTTCGTGAAGTGTTCGAGCAGCATGAAATTTCATATAAAAATGAGTTAGACATCCAAAATCCACGAAGAAAAGTGCGTGTAGACAAGGTAAACAACGTAATTTATGCTGGAATCAATGGTGAAAGACGACTTTTGATAAATACTAGATGTGAACACATCATAAAAGACTATATGTACTCCATTGTGAATGATAAAGGCATAAAAATAGACAATGGTGATAGAGGACACATGTCAGATGCGACAGATTATGCTATTTGGCGTAATGAAAAGGCTAGTAACTCTCCCATGTATGTTCTACGTTAGTCTCTTCTAATAGCTTTAGTGCGTTTACCCATTCCTACACGCTGTTTTTCTCTCACAGCCTCAGTTGCCTTGCGTTTTGCTTTGAGTTCTTGCCATGTAACAGGTGTTTCTTTACTAATACGAACAGTAGGTCGACATTTTTTTACTCCCTTGAACTTCTTTGATCCACAAGGAGAGCCATCTTGAGTAGTCCACTTTTCACGCATCCATCGTGCGATGCCTTTTCTTTTACTCTTCCTTCCTGTGTATGTTCCACCTCTTTTTTTATATTCTCTAACGATATAGGCTGATGCGTATGCACTAGGAAATATCTTAAACTTGCGTTTAGCCTCTGCTTTGACTCGGCTATAAAGAGCTGGTTTTGCTGGTACGTTTTCTGACATAACCAAAAGTAAAAGAAAATATCATTATAAATCAATACTTTAATTTAGTATTGAATCAAAACATAAATAGTAGCTATTTTGTCACCATGAAAGATGTTAAAAGACTAAGTGGCGGTCGAATCGAGTACAGAGGTCATACGTATGCTGGGTTCAACAAGCCACGAAGGAGTTGGAGGGACACCAAAAAATTTGTAGTTTTAGCAAAGAAGGGTAATCAAGTCAAGGTTATTCATTATGGCGATCCCAATATGCGCATTCGTAAGAATGAGCCAGCTCGTAGAAAGTCTTTTAGGGCTAGACATCGTTGTTCCACAGCAAAAGATAAATTTACGGCAAGATATTGGTCGTGCAAAAAATGGTAACTAAATAATGGCTATATCGCAAGAGCAGCTTAACAAAGACTTGAAGTTTGAGGTAAAACAGTTACATTCAGTTATAGAATTAATAACCAAAGACATTCAAGATATGAAAGAAGCACTGTTAGGAAACGAGTTTAACAAAGAGGGTCTCGTCTACAAGGTAGAAAACAATGAGAAACAAATTGAAGAACTTGTAAAATTCAAGCAGAAGATAGTTGCTTGGGCTACTGGGGCAGGACTAGGTTCTGGAACCCTTGTAAATTTACTTATGGACTTAATAAAATAAATATGAGCAAGAAAAAACTAGCCAACATGGGCTTTATTGATTTACTAACCAAGAAAGCACCTAAGCTAGGTGCAAAAGCAGCCACTGTCGTTGCTAGTATAGCAACTGGTGGTAGGAGTGACCAAGTATTAGAATTATTTAAAAAAGAGGTAGGGTTATCTACTGAACTATCTAATGACGACAAAGAAATAATTCTTACTCAGATGCAGCACGACCTAAACGAGTTTCAGATGGAAATGCAGGATGTCCAAAACGCTCGTAACAGCGAACTTGCTAGAATGAAAGCCTCAAAGAATGCGTTTACTAGAAACATGAATACGATCCTTGCAGCATCTATCATACTAGGTGCTTTTGCATTGGTGGGTGTCTTGATATTTACTGATGACATAGGGGGCAACTCTCAGACTCTTGTGAATGTAGCGTTTGGTGCAATCTTTACTGCGTTTACTACTGTTACTGGTTACTATTTTGGCAAATCATCTAGAGACGAAGATTAGGAGTCATGCCACTCAAGAAAGGTAAATCTCAAAAGACGATTTCTGAAAACATAAGACAACTTATAAACGAGGGGTATAGCAGGCAGCAAGCTATAGCTATAGCCCTACAATTCTCTAAAAGATGATTGATTTATCTAAGATTTATTCTGTACCAAAGGATGTTGCTGAAGATATAGTAATGAAAGAAACTAGACATCCCTACTACAGCGTGGTGTTGGATAGAGCAAAGATTATGAATAGCTGGTTTCAGTCTGAGTATGACGAATACACAGCTATATCATCTACAGTGTTTTCTGACAAGTCTTACATCATAGAGCAGTCTACCATTGAGTCTGACGATGAGTACAAAGAAAGACTGGGCAGAATGAAATTGTTTCCTTTGGAGCAAAAGTTTTTTGCTGCTCAACAGAGAATCTATGATGAGAATAATGTTAATAGGATGTTCCCTGAAAACAAGGATTTCTGGAAGTATAAGTCAGGCAACTTTGATGATGCAGGATGTTCGATTACTGAGTTCTATCGTGACAAGGTAATGTTTGTAAAAGAGGTTCTTGGCTTTGGAGCAGTAGTCACCGACTTGATGATGGATAATGAGGGCGATCCGGTTCTAGATAATAATGGTAATGTGGTTCCTTATAACTTTGTTTTGCGACCTCATGAGATATTCAACTTCCAAGTAAAACAAGGTGTTCTTACTTTGCTTGTTACTCGTCAAATGTATTATGACATACAAAACATTAAGAAGTTTAGATGGACTGCCTACACTCCTGAATACATTTGTGTTTACATACAACAGAATAGCGTAAAGAAGAAAATATTAGAGATAGAGAATCCATTTGGTGAGGTTCCGGCTACGCTTCTCAAAGGACAGACAGATGCAAACAGTTCTTTTGTGGTTGGTAAACCTAGAAGATATTCTCTTAAAGGAATGTATCTTGCATCCTCAGAATTATTTTATGACCTAAAGAAAGGATCAGAATTATTTGGTCATCCTATACCTGTACTAACAGACTCTATTGTACGAAGTTTAGCTGGCGTAGCTGATGATGACCAGTACGATTCACGCACAATCAAAGAGGGTGTAGGTATGGCAATCATCATACCTGATGAGCAGACAATACCTAACAATATGCTGTACCAAGCTGATATGCAGGGCTTGCAACACTTGAGAGATGTCATCTTTGGTGACCTCATGTCATTGATATTTTCTATGGCTATGGTTCGTGATAAGTCCCTAGTCAAGAGCAATGTGTCTGGTGCAGCAAAGAGATTTGATAATGTAGACGAGCAGGGTCTTTTGGCTTCAACAGCTATGGACATGGAAATGGTTGAAAATCAAGTTCTTAGAAGAATGGCAAAGGTTCGTGACGAGGACTTTGAAAATTATATTGTAACTTATAGCAAGCACTATGACTTGTCTAGTGCAGACGAAATATTTTCAGATATTACAGAGGGTATGCAGTACAAAGCAATGCCTCTACCATTACTTGTTAAATTGACAGCAGAATACATGAGAAAACGATCCATGCCTCAAGAAGACATTGATGAAGTAATGAATTATTTTGAGGAATTTGGTATGCCAAAAAGTTCTGGAGATTTACGTAATTTATTGGATATATTACCACAAGAAGAACTTGCAAGACAAGTTCAAATTGGTATTGAATCAAATAGTGAGCAATAATTAACTTGTAACCATTATGAGTGAAGAAAACACAGAGTCAGTTGACGCTCCTGAGTCAACAACAGAAGAGACAACTTCTCAAAACGAACAACAACAGCAACCTGAGTTCGACAAAGACAAGTTCTTTAGGGGCGCTTACAATGAAGGTAAGGGCAAAGTCGAGCGTGATGTAATAAGTAAATTTTCTGAAATATTAGGTAATGATGTCAATACTCTCGATGATGCGTTCTCTTTATTGTCAAATAAAATGCAACCTGTGCAAGATGATAAGGGCGAAGCGGATAAGCTGCGAGAACTGTTGCAACAAGTACAGTTAGAAGCAGAAACAGCGAAAGAACAGCTGGCACTTAGTCAAATGGAGACTAAGATAGGATCTGAATTTCAGGGTGCTTTCAATGCTTTAGAGCAAGATAACGAGCTGACGCTCAAAAAAAATTACATAGAACAACTGTTCTATAACGAGTACGAGATTGAGGAGAGCAACGGTCAGTTTTATGCTACCAAAAATGGTATACCTGACTTAGATGCTCAAGGCAATAGAAAATCGGTAGGAAACTCTCTTGTAGAGTTTGCGAAACAATTTGCAAAGCCCAAGAAAGTGGGCGC